TACCCTATGTCATTGTCCGATTTGCTGGTCATGAGGATTCAATGGAGGGCGAAAGCGAAGCTCGCGTCAATATCTATGTTGGCACATACTCAGAAAGCCCGGAAGGTTGGAGAGATGTGGCCAATGTAATTGAGCATATCCGACAGACGTTGCTTAAAAAGCGGACGGTAGCAAACAAATTCAGACTGGTATTGCCGATGAAAAGCACGATTCCCACCGAAGAACAGCCATATCCGAACTGGGTAGGCTGGTTGGAAACGCGCTGGATCATTGCGCAGCCTGTTGAGGAGGTGTTTATAGATGGCGAAAATTGGACCTAAGGTAGACCCACCAACGCGCCTGGTTTACTGCGGACCCAATATCCCTGGTGGGGCCCTGCAACAGTTTACGATCTTCAAAAGCGGCTTGCCGGTGCATCTATCAGAGATGGTTGGAAAATGCCCGGCAATTAAGCTGCTGTGTGTTGCGCCAGATCAACTGCAGGAGACTCGGATCAGCGTGAACGTGAAGGGCAGCGCCGCAAATATTGCCTACGGGGAAGTTATTAACTACATCAAGCAAGGAGGAAAATAACACATGGCTTATAAGCATGGTGTTTACGCATCGGAAGTTCCAACATCGATTGTGCCGCCTGTAAATACAGAAGCTGGTATGCCGGTTGTTCTTGGTACTGCTCCGGTCAATATCGCGATCGATGCTGTAGCCGTGAATACGCCGGTTCTCTGCTATACCTACGCAGAAGCAGTCGCGGCGTTTGGCTACTCCGATGACTGGACAAGTTATACGCTCTGCGAGTTCGTTTACAGCCATTTTGCCTTACATGCTTCGGCACCAGTCGTACTGGTAAACGTGCTCGATGCGGCAACACACAAAGAGGCTGTGGCAACAAAGTCAGTAGCAGTAACCGCTGGTGTTGGCACTGTTGATGATCTTGGTATCGTCCTGAGTACCTTGCAAGTCCGCTTGGAGGCAGAAGGCAATTTGCTCATCAAAGGTACGGACTATACGGCCGGATTCGATGATGACGGCAAGGTCACGATCACCCGCATTGCCACCGGTACGATCCCCGCTAATCAGGCGACGCTTATCACTGCCTATGACAAACTCAAGCCATCGATGGTGACTAAAGACGATATTATCGGCGGCGTCGACGAAACCACCGGAGCATTAGAAGGCCTCGAGTTGATCAATCAGATCTTCCCGATGTTTGGTTTATTGCCCGGCATGATCCTGGCTCCAGGCTGGAGTGATAATGTCGAAGTGGCTGCGCTGATGAAAGCCAAAGCATCCAATATCAATGGTCACTTCAAGGCCATCACCGTAGTTGATGTCCCTACCGGCACCGTTAAGAAATATACGGATGTTGCCGCGTGGAAGAATACGAACAACTTCATCGATCCGCTGGAGATCGTCTGCTGGCCAATGGTTAAACTCGGTGAGAAGGTATTCCACCTGTCGACGCAAGTTGCAGGTGTTATGTGCTCCACCGATGCCGACAATGATGATATCCCGTACACCAGCCCATCGAATAAAGCCTTACAGGCTAACGGCGCGGTGCTGGCCGATGGTACCGAGGTATTGCTTGGCCCTGATCAGGCGACTTACCTTAACAGTCAGGGCGTTGTAACAGCGCTGAACTTTATTGGTGGCTGGAAAGTCTGGGGCAATCGCACCGGCTGCTATCCGAGCGTGACTGACGTAAAGGATGCGTTCATTCCGATCCGGCGTATGTTTAATTGGATTGGCAATACGCTGGTTCTCACCTACTGGCAGAAGGTTGACTTCCCGCTCAACAAGCGCCTGGTGGATACGATCACCGACAGCGCAAATATCTGGTTGAATGGGTTGGCATCACGCGGGTTCATACTTGGCGGCCGAGTTGAAGTGCTAAAGGCTGAAAACCCGACAACGGATCTGATGGACGGAATCATCCGGTTCCATGTCTACGTGACACCACCCAGCCCGGCTCGGGAGATCGACTTCATCTTGGAATACGATCCGGAATATTTGTCGACGCTGTTCGGCTAAGAAAGGGGGCTAAATAGATGACAAATCAAGTACCAGAAAAATTGATTGCCTATCGCGTGTACCGTGATGCCATTGATCTAATCGGCATTGCCGATGTGGAACTTCCTGACCTAGAAGCAATGACCGATACCATCAAAGGTGCTGGTATTGCCGGTGAGTTCGACAGCCCGACGATTGGTCACTACGGGTCAATGACATTGAAACTGTCGTGGCGCACCCTGGTTCAGCCGGTGGCGTTTTTGTCGCAACAGAAAAGCCATGCGCTAGATATCCGCGGTGCCGTGCAGACACTTGACGCCGGATCAGGCAATTACATCGTTGTTCCGCTGAAGATCTCCGTAAGGGTTACGCCCAAAAACACGGCTCTTGGCAAACTGGATATCGGGGCGAAAATGGATTCGTCCAACGAATTTGAAGTTTCCTATCTCAAAGTAACGATCAATAATATCGATGTGATTGAAATTGATAAATTTAATTACATCGCAAAAATTGCCGGAGAAGACGCTTTGGACGCAGTGCGTGAAGCACTAGGATTAGTATAATGCGAGGCCCCGCTAAGCGCGGGGCTTTCCTTGTATCATGAAAGGAGTATGACAATGAAAATAAAACTGAGTAAAACCTGCACGTTTGAGGGCAAGGAATACGCCGAGTTGGATATAGACTTTGATAAACTCACTGGTAAAGATTTAGTTAGCGCGTCAAAAGAAGCGCGGCTTCTTGGTGATGCGAGTTCTGTTCAGGAATTGTCTCCGATCTACTTGGCGGTAGTTGGTGCGAAATCAGCGGGTGTTAGCGTTGATATGGTACTATCGTTGCCGGCCAGGGACTTTACGGCGGTCAAAACAGCGGCGCAAAATTTTTTGCTAGAATAGGGTTGCATAACGCTGTGGAATCGCAAATACGACAGATTTGCATTCGTATGGCGAGGTCAACCCACAGCTCAGTGTTCGATTGGCTTAACGTGCCGGTGTTGGATATATCTGATTGGATTGATGACGCCGTAACGGTGGCAAAAGAGGAGGCGGCGCAGAGTGGCAGGTAAAACATACGAAATTGCGTTTAACCTCGCGGCGAAGCTCGGCAATTCGTTTAGTAGCTCTTTTACGGGAGCATCGCAAAAACTGTCTGTGCTGCAAACTAATTGCAAATCGTTGCGAGCGGAAATGAAAGAACTCGACGCTGCGCAGAAAAAAGGCGCTATATCGACTGCGGAGTGGACTGGCAAATATGAAAAGCTAACTGCACAGCTGTATCGGGCGGAACAACTGCAGAATAGAGTCGCGCGAGCATCTGCCTGGCAAAACAAGGCTAAAAACGTAAGTAGTAATTCAAAAACGGTCATGCAGACATCGGCTGCAGCCGGTGCGGTTTTGGCAGCACCAACGGCTGTGGCTGTTTCTTTCGATACGGAAATGGCATATGTCGCAAAGCAGGTGGATGATGCCCGCGATGCTACTGGCCAACTGACGGCGATTGGCAATCAGGCCAAGACAGATATCTTGGCAATATCTCGTGATATGAAGATCATGCCGGATGAAGTCGCCAGGGCCTATGCTATGTCAGCGCGTTTCGGTGTCAAGGGGATGGATAACCTCCAGAAGATGACGGCTATGGGCATCATGATGGGCAAGTCTTTTGAGATGCCCGCAGAGCAGGTCGCCACGGATATGGCCAAGATCGGAAACGCCTTAGGCTATAACCTGCAGACAGCCGAAGGTATCGCAAAACTGGAAGCCTTAGCCGATAAGATCAACTATGTAGATGATCAGACGGTTGCAACAGGGGCCGATATTATTAATTTTATGAATAGCACGGCCGGCACAATCAAAGGACTGGCTCCAACAATGAGCGAGGGCATGACGATTGGTTTAGGTAGCGGCTTGCTTGCTGCAGGAGAACGGGCGGAAGTAGCCGGAACCGCGATTAATGCAATGCTTACAAAGTTTGCAGCGGCACCTACGGAGGCAAAAGGATTCCAGGAAGCACTTGAACAGATCGGTATGTCTGCCGAGCAACTGCAGGCCGGAGTTATTAAAGACGCAGACGGCGCCATCCTGGATTTGTTTAATCGAATCAATCAGCTTGATCAGGCCAGTAGAAATAATGTTTTAGCTGAATTAATCGGTAAAGAGCATATTGACACCGTATCAAAGCTAACCGGTAACTATGACAAGTTCCTGGAATCAATCAAGATGGCTAATTCAGAAGCCGCTAAAGGTAGCATGCGGAAAGAATTTGAAATCATGTCCGCGACTGCTAAGCGATCGCTCGAAGGTGTGCAAGCATCGTTAGCGAGAACGGCTGCGACATTCGGTGAAGCATTATTGCCAGACCTTAACGAAAAGAGTCAGAGCCTTTCCGGACTCATCGAGAAGCTCGGCGTGTTTGCGCGGGAGCATCCGCAGCTAACCAGCGCCCTGATGACAGGAGCGGCTGCGCTAGTCGGTTTTGCCATTGCGGCATCTTCTGTTACCTGGGTGTTGAGCTCGGCTGCAGCTCCACTGATTCAGTTCGGGCGATGGATGTTTTTAGCTCGTGTAGCAACTGATGGTGCGGTCATATCGTCTCGGGCATCGGTTATCGCGTCTAAGGCAGCGATGTTGGCTACCAAAGGATGGGCTGCAGCACAGTGGCTGATTAATGCGGCGATGTCAGCAAATCCGATTGGATTGGCGATCGCAGGGATAGCGGCCCTGGTTGGTATCGTCTATCTGTTGTTTCAAAACTTCGATATTGTTCGTAATGCAATCGATAGCGCCTGGGCAATGTTCCAGTCTACTTTCCCGAATGCGGCTGCATTGCTGCAGAAAATTGGCGATAAAGTGGCGTGGTTGGCTGGGAAGATTAAGGGGATATTCGGCGGCAACGAGGACATGAACGTTTCTGTCGGCGCGAGCAGTGCTGGCGTTGCATCCAATGCTATCGGCGGTATTTATGGCAAAGGCTCATTCCTAACGACGTTTGCTGAGAAAAGCGATGAGGCGGCTATCCCGATTGATGGCAGTGCTCGATCACTGTCACTATGGCAAAAAACTGGTGATCTGATTGGAGCTCCACGGGGAGGATCTACGATCAGCGCAAGCTTTTCTCCTACCATAAACATGGGTAACGGGTCCAGCGTGGCAGATGTGCAGCAAGTGCTTGAGCGTGAGCGTGATAAATTCCGTCGGAT